AAAAGCTACCCAAGCTCTTGTCCAGAGGAAAAATGCACTTGAGGCCAATAAAAAAGCTCAAGAAGAAGCCATAAAATCTTTTGAGGAATATGCTGAGAGATACCAATCATTTCGAGATAGATTACAGGAAAGAAATGTTGGACCAAAAGGCGAAGATCCTGCTCTTGCTGGCCTTGATGAACAAAACAAAAGGATACAAGAAAAAGTTAAAGAACTAGATAATTCTTATGCAGAGATGACTTTTAGCCAACGAGAGCTTACCAATAGAAGATACAGCCAAAAAATGGGCAATATGGTGACTTCCGATTGGTTTGTAGCTCAAGATGATTCTACACAGCAAAAACTGATAGATAAAATGAATAGAAATTGGGACGCGGCTTTAGAACAGACTAGAGAAACGTTCAATTACATGGAAGTGTTTAGTGAGAAAACTGCCGAAAATATGCAGGAAAACTTTTCAGATTTATTCTTTGATGCCTTTACTGGAGAACTAGATAGTGCAGAGGATTATTTTAATTCTTTTGCTCGGTCAATGCTTAGAACCTGGGCAGATGTTGAAGCAAAAATGTTAGCCAAAAACTTATTTGGCGAAAATATGGGTGCTTTAACTGGAAAGGGAGGAGGCGGTTGGGTAGGCACAGCTATAAACTGGATAGGCACAAACATTTTCCATGATGGCGGCACAGTAGGCAGAGACACCGTTCCCCAACAGCCAATGCCTGTATCTATGTTCAATAATGCACCTAGACTGCATGATGGATTAGCTTCTGACGAGTATCCTGCAATTCTGCAACGTGGCGAGACTGTTATCCCACGGGGGGAGGGCAAGTCTGATTCGCCTAACGTCCAGGTCAATGTAATAAACAATACGAATCAAGAGGCTCAGGCTGAACAGCAACAACCTAAGTGGGATGGTGAAAAGTGGATTTTAAACGTGGTCCTGGATGCTGCAAACAGGAACAAAAATAACTTTGGTAAGGGGCTCAAAGGGGCACTAAGTAAGGCGTAATTATGGCGACATTTCCTGATATACAGAATCCATCGGGCATGACCGAGCGCACGATGAAGGGTCAATACAAAAACAAATTTGGGGCCGGATATGTTCAGTCTGCCCCCAAATGGACCCGCAGTCGCAAGCAATTCAACCTAACATGGGACGCAATGTCGGATGCGGACAAAGAAACCTTGGAAGACTTCTTTGCCGCAAATCTAGGATCTACTTTTGACTGGACGCATCCCATTACAGGTGCTGTCTATACCGTAAGATTTAGTGATGACGAATTGCCTGCCCAGTATAAGCAGTTTATGAGATGGCAGGTAGATATTACCCTAGAGGAGCAGTAAATGCCACTGAGCATCAGCACCCAGGCAATACAGGAGAAAAATAAACTGGCAAGCGGCGATCCCTGGCTTTTGCTCGTTGAAATAATTTACCCAAACGAAGAGCCGGTGCGGGCAGTTTGGAATACAGAAAATATCGCCTGGGATGGGGAGACGTGGTATGCCTTCCCTTTTTCCTTGTCTGATATAGAGGAAAGCAAAGACGCTGAAATCCCTGAAGTTTCCCTGATCATATTTGATATTGAGCGCAGGATCATCCCTCTTATTGACACATACGGAGGCGGTATAGGCGCATCCCTGTGGGTGCGGATCGTCCACTCTGCATATCTCGATAACAATACGCCAGAGTTTGAGCACGAATTTGAGATTACCGCAGTGTCTGTCGGGCATGATTTTTCCGTAAAATTCACCCTGGGTGCAGAGAACCTAAGCAACAAGCGAAGCCCTGTTTCCCGTTATATCAAAGGGCACTGCCGGTACAAAGAATTTAAGGGCAACAGGTGCGGATATAGCGGGGATGCAACCGATTGCAACCGGACATTTGAGCGGTGCAGGGAGTTAGGGAACCAGAAGCGTTTTGGTGGCTTCCCCGGCGTGGGCCGTCTTGGGTACTGGAGATAACCATGATTGAAGTCAACGATCTAATAGGCAAGCCCTTTGCCAGTGAACCGGACAAAGCCTTCGGGCCGAATAGTTTTTCCTGCTACGGTCTGACGCGAGAGGTCCATCGTAGGGTTGGTATCGATCTTCCGAAGGTCAACATATCCGTAATCGCCTGTGCACAAGTCTCACAAGACATGATCCAGGAACACGCGATGAAATACTGGCAGCGGATTGAATCTCCGGTAGTCCCCTGTGTGGTGCTTATAAAGAGCACGAATCCTGAATATGCAGATCATATTTGCACCTATATCGGCCGGGGAAGGATGATTCACGTCATGATAAATCGCCCTGTGGCCGTGGAAAAAATAAGCGATTGGCAACAAAAAATAATAGGATATTGGGAATATGTCGGTAGTTGTTAATATCATCCGCAATCCGTTTGAGCCGGAGTTACGCGAACAGAGCGTAGTCGAGCACGTATATGGGAAAATGCTCGAATACTACATGCCTGATATACGTCTGGACAAAGGCAAAAGCCTTTCTGTGGCCATAAATGGGCGCGAAATATCCGGCCCACATGCCATGGTCCCGGTATATGACGGAGATAAAATCGCGGTCGCGATAAGGACGGATGGAGCCGTTGCCGCAGCAGTTGCGTCATGGGTGGTAGTCGCAACAACGAGTGTTAGCGCCGCCACCATGGCTGGGGGTGGTTTTGGCGCGTTGGTCGGAGCCGGTCTATATGGCGCGGCTGCGATATATGGCGCTACAGCTTTAGCCACCTACGCCGCTATCGGCTTTGGCGTCTCTACGCTTGCCTCAGCCCTTTCGGATACGCCTTCGTTTAGAGGGGGCGCAGGTGAAACGTTGGAATCGCCTACGTATGGCTGGGACGTTTTACAGCAGACAGAGACCGAGGGCAATCCTATTCCAATCCTGTTCGGAAAGCAAAAAATTGCCGGGCAGGTATTGAATCAGTTTAAAACGATTGGTGAGGATGGGAAAGAATATCTGCATATGCTGCTCGGCATCTGCGACCATGCCGTTGACGGTATCCATGATATCCGCGTAAACGATCAGCCTGCGGAATATTATAAGGACGTGACGGTCTATACGCGCCTGGGAACATTAAACGATTCCGTTATTCCAGGATTCGCACAACAGGTGCAGCAAAGAAACGTCGGCGTCCAATTCGTCGAACAAAACGACGCGCACACGCAGCAGACAGACGGGAACTCCGTCGAAGAGCTGCGCATCATTCTGGCCGCCAATAGAGGGATGTATTATTCAAACGACCAAGGGGGGCTGGATGAGAGATATGCAGATTTTGAAATTCTCTACCGGGCTGTGGGTGCTGTAGACTGGACAACGTATAAGAGCGCGTATCGTATATCGGGAGCCACGACTGAGGCAATCCGCAGGGAGATAAGAATAGCTGGACTACCGCCTGATCAGTATGAAGTAAGAATTACTAGCTTGTCTGAGGAGACCCCGTCCCACAGGGAAGAGACGCGGATCGTCTGGCAGCAACTATTGGAGATCGTCGACGAAGCTCTCATCTATCCAGGACTGGCAAAATACGCAATAACGGCCCTGGCGACAGATCAGCTCTCCGGAGCTGCTCCAACGGTGTCTTGTATCGCGGAAAGGAACACTGTATCAATCTATAATCCGAATACATCGTTGTGGGAATCCAGACCGGCGAATAACCCGGCCTGGGCCTGCTATGCGTTGCTCAACACGCATCATGGCATCCACTCCAGTCGTATGCTTTATGACGAGTTTTCCGAGTGGGCCGCCTGGTGCGCCGAGATGGTGGACGGCGGGCAGCGGTGTACGGTGAATGCCTATCTCGACACGCAGGGCAATGCCTGGAACCAGGCGCAATCGATTGCGCGGCTCGGGCGCGGCACTATCGTTCGCCGGGGCACTAAATACGGCGTGTTCGTGGATAAGCCTGAAGACGTTGTATCCCACCTGTTTACCCCTGGTAATATCATCGAGGGCACGCTCAATCTTGAATACCTATCACGGAAGGATCGGGCCAACGCGGTTGAAATCGCCTACAACGATCCGGACCGAGACTACACGAATCAGGTAGTCGCTGTTTATTCTGACGATTTTAAGAACGAGGGAACTCCGGAGAATAAAACTAACATCAAATAC